TGACCAAGCTGCGCGACCAGATGAAGGCCGAGTTGGGTGTTGCGCTGCCCGCAACAGCCCGTGGCCGCGCTTGGCGTCCGATGACGAGCAGCGGGCTATGAGTGCCGTGATTGATTTCGTCAAGGTGGTGGCCGATAAGGTGGCCCCGCCGCGTCCGACGACCGATGTTCGCCGCTACGACGGCGGCTCTCGCGCCCCCCGTCTCTCGAACTGGCTGGCACCCGCCACCGATGCCAATGCCGCTATACAGACCCCCGGCGCACTCCGCAACCGATCCCGCGATCTGGTCCGCAATAACCCGTGGGCGGCCAAAGGCATCGGCGTTATCGTCAATAACACGGTGGGTTACGGTATCCGCGCCCAACTCAAAGCGCCCAGCGCGTTACGCACCCGGCAAGCGCAAAGCCTGTGGAATGCCTGGGCAGAGACCACCGCTTGCGATGCGGACGGCATGCACGATCTTTATGGTCTGCAAGCCATCGCCATGCGCTCGCTGGCGGAATCCGGCGAATGCCTGATTCGCATGCGCTCCCGCCGTGCAGAAGACAACCTCCCGGTCCCGTTCCAGCTTCAGGTGATTGAACCGGATCTGCTGGTAGATGACCTCAGCGGCATCACCACCGTTCAGCTTTCCGGTGCCGTCGGCAACAACCTCATTCAGCGCGGCATCGAGTATGACCCGCTCGGTCGTCGCGTGGCGTATTACCTCTACAAAGTCCACCCCGGCGCTGACCTGATTAACCTCTCGCCTGCGCAATACACCCGCGTTCCCGCCGAGGAAATCATTCACCTCTATCGGAAGGATAGGCCCGGCCAAGAGCGCGGCGTCCCGTGGCTGGCCTCCGTCATCGTCACCCTGCGCGAGCTGGGCATCTACGACGACGCCATGCTGAAAAAGGCGCAGATACAAAACCTGTTTGCAGGCTTCATGTACTCGGACGATCCGAGCGACATGGCTGACGAAATGGATGACGAAATCCCCGATCTGCAACCCGGCACCATCTACATGATGAAGAGCGGGCGGCGGATTGAGTTCTCCTCACCACCCCCCGCCGCTGAAGACCCGCAATTCCGCGATGCCTGCTTGCGCCGTGTGGCCGCTGGCCTGGGGATTACCTTCGAGGCGCTGACCGGCAACTTGTCAGAAGTCAATTTCTCCTCTGCCCGTCTCGGCGCAATGGAAATGGGCCGCAACGTCGAATCCTGGCAGTGGGGCCTGTTTATTCCGCGCTTCTGTCACGGGGTGTTTGCCTGGTTCCAGCAGACCATTGCCATTCAAGGCGTCAACACCACCGACCTTACCGCCGAGTGGACGCCACCCTCCAGAACATTGGTTGACCCGGCACGCGAATGGAACGCGCTACTCACCGCTGTCAGGGCCGGATTCATGACGCTACCCGAAGCCATCCGTTCGCAAGGCTACGACCCCGACACCGTTCTGGCTGAACAAGCCGAATACCTCCAAAAACTCGATGCCGCTGGCGTGATTGTCGAGAGTGATTACCGCTTCGATGCCAAGCCGAAAGTCAGCGCCACCGATACGCAAACAGGAGCGATGAATGCCTGAACTCACACAACAGATCCCGATGCTATCCACGCGGGCCGCTGTCCAGCCGCAGACCTACAACGAGGACGCCCGCACCGTCGAACTGGTGTGGACGACCGGCGCACAGGTCCGACGTTTTGACTGGATGGAAGGGCCGTATCTGGAAGAACTCTCACTGGATGCCAAGGCCATCCGCATGGATCGGCTCAACTCCGGCGCACCCCTGCTCGCCAACCACGATGCGCGTTCACTTGATGCCGTGATCGGTGTCGTCGAGAAAGCCTGGATCGATGGCAACCAAGGCCGCGCCACCGTCAGATTCAGCGACCGTGAAGACGTGGCACCGATTATCAGCGATGTCCGGGCAGGCATTCTCAGAAACATCAGCGTGGGCTATCAGGTTCACGAATACGAGATCGAGAAGCCCACCGAGCGCGGCGGAATGCCGACGTACCGGGCGACCGATTGGGAACCGATGGAACTCTCCATCGTAACCATCCCTGCGGATTCATCCGCGCAAATACGCGGTTCGCAAGAACTGCATTCAGTTTCTTTAACCATCAGAGGTAACAGCATGTCTGAACCTTCAGAAAACCAAACACCGGCTGACGAAGTTCAGGCTCCGGTTGAAACCCCTGTTGCACCCGACGCGAACGAAATCCGCGCTCAGGTCCGCACTCAGGAATTGTCCCGTATTGCCTCCATCCGTGATGCCGTTCGCAAGGCCAAGCTGGATGACACCTTTGCCGACAAGCTGATCGACAAAGGCATCAGCATTGACGAAGCCCGCGCCTCCGTTCTAGATGCAATGGCCGCCAAGTCTGACGCCAGCGCCACGCCGAGCCAGATCGAACTGGGCAAGACCCATGAAGAAAAGGCACTGCGCGGCATGGAAGAAGCCCTGTTGGCCCGTGCCGGTCTCGTCAAGCACGAAGATCTGGCAGGTAACGAGTTCAGAGGCATGCGCCTGTCTGACTTCGCCAGAATGTCTCTGGAAAAGTCCGGTGCCAACACGCGCGGCATGAGCTACGACAGCATGGCGCAAGCCGTACTGCGGAATGGACAGACCACCAGCGACTTCCCGGTCCTGCTGGAAAACGTCATGCACAAGACGCTGCTGGCGGCTTACCAGACGGCACCCGACACCTGGCGGCAGATTGCCCGCGTCGGCTCTGTCTCCGACTTCCGCGCATGGAAGCGTCTGCGTACCGGCACCCTGGCTAACCTGACCGCTGTCAATGAAGCCGGTGAACTGACCAACATGCCGATCAGCGATGCAACCGCTGAAAGCGTACAGGCCAGCCGCTTCGGCAACATCATCAGCATCACGCCGGAAACCATCGTCAACGATGACTTCGACTGGATTGCTAACCAAGCGTCTGCACTGGGCCGCGCTGCCGCTCGCACCATCGAAGCTGCGGTTTACGCCAAGCTGATTGCCAATCCGAATATGTCGGACGGAAACGCCCTGTTGAGTTCTGATCACGGCAACATCCAGACCTCTGGTGGCGCTATCAGCGTCGCCACTGTGGATGCTGGCCGCGTCGCCATGGCCCAGCAGATGGACAACGATAGCAATGACTATCTGAACATCCGCCCCAGCATCCTGCTTTGCCCGATCAGCATGGGCGGGACTGCCCGCGTCGTCGCTGGCTCCCAGTATGACCCGGACTCTGCGGCTCGCCTGTTGGTGCCGAACAAGGTCAACGGCCTTATCAGCACCGTCATCGACACCCCGCGTCTCAGCACGGGCTGGTATCTGCTGGCTAACCCGACCGATGCACCCGTCATCGAAGTCGTGTTCCTCGACGGCAACCAGAACCCGCGCATTCAGCAGGAAGAGTCATTCCGCACCAAGGGCTTGTCCTGGTCGGTTGAACTGCCCTTCGGTGTCGGCATTGTCGATTATCGCGGCATCTACTGGAACGATGGGGCCTGATCCCCAGCGGACTGAACGGGGCGGTACGCCGCCCCACCAGCTAACTCATTGAGGAACGCAAATGGCTAACAATTTCAAAACAGATGGTGATGTCATCACCTGGACCAACGGCACCGGATCGGCAGTCGCCTCCGGCGATGTCGTGGTTATCGGCAAGCTGATGGGTATTGCGGCGGTGGATATCGCCAATGGTGCCAGCGGCTCTGTATATCTCGAAGGCGTCTTCACGGTGCCGAAGGTATCCGCAGCCGTCATCGTTCAGGGTGAAAACATCATCTGGGACGCATCGGCAGGCAAGTTTGACGACAACGCGGCCACTCCGGCGACCGGCGATGTCAGCAACTGCGCAGTGGCTTGGGAGGCAGCAGGTAATGGAGTCACCTCCATCCTGGCGCACTTCAACCGTCGCATCGGCAGCGTTACATAAGACCAGTGACCAGCGCCTTTGACCAACTCGCCAGCCTAGCCCACGGGTCTCTTGAACGTGTGTTTGGCAGCGCCGTCAGCATTGACAGTGTGGACGGCACAGCGATTGTCACGCCTCAAGACGACATGATGCTGGGCAATACGGTG